CCAAGCCCTCATCGCCGCCACCGCAGGCCCCAAAAACTGGTCCTTCCTCATCAGCGGCGACCACCCCTTCGAAGCGGAAATCACATTCACCCAAAACCTTCGCGAGAAGCGCATGGACGGCCACGCGATCACCTTAAAAAACCGCCGACAATCATCATAAAATGCACAACCTGTGGCCATACTGCGACCACCATCCACTTCACTGTCGAAACAAATCTACCTGAAAGGCTCTTCTCATGACCAACTGGCCCACAGCCCCAATCATCATCATCACCAAAGGCCAACACTGGAACACCAGCCTCGCCGGAGCTGTCGCCACACACATGGACCCAGGAAACCCCGACGGCGGCTACTGCGTCCTCACCGGCCACGCCGCGGGAGCATGCATCACCCCAGGAGCCCACAAGAACGAAACCATCGACACCTGGGAGAACGCAACCGCAGTCCAAGACTCCACGATCGAACGAGTATGTGACGCATTCCAAGGCTCCGAACTAACCGAGGAACAAGACATATCGATCGAACTCCTCAAGGAATACACCTACTAACCACTCCATGGGGTGCGCCAACACCAAGGCGCACCCCACAACACTCCAACACTATGAGCACCGAAACCACCATCCTCAACATCGCCCTCAGCGGTGACCCAAACGCCCTCATCGACCTCGACAGCATCCACCCCCACCACTTCACAGACACCCGCAACGCCGCAATCTGGCGACTCATCGAGGACTACAAGCAGAAGAACCCCGGACAAGGACTCACCCGCGAACTCCTCCTCGACAAACTCCCCTCCATCACCGACGCCAACGTCACCCCCGACTACCTCCTAGACATCATGGACCTCACGGCAGTCGCACACGGGGCCCTCGCAGGCGTCTACGCCAACAAACTCATCGACAACACCGCCCGCAGACAACTCGCAGACGCCTGCACCAGAGGCCTCCAAATCATCGAAGCCGGAGAAGACCCCTCAAACATCGAAGCCACCATCAGAGAACTCCTCAACCAAGTCTCCACCGGCTCCACAGCACTCGTCGACAACAACCAGTGCCTCACCCAGCTCTCAGACTTCACCACCAAGCAGACACCATTCACGCCCACCCCCTGGCCCGACCTCAACAACCTCATCGGAGGATGGAAACCCGGTGGCCTCTACGTCATCGCCGCCAGGCCGGGAGTTGGGAAAAGCTTGGCAGCAATTCAGGCCGCCGCCACCCTCGCAGACACCGGCCACGTCTACTTCGCCAGCCTCGAAATGGCGGGCAGCGAACTCTGGTCACGCATCCTCTCCAACGTCGCCAACGTCCCCGGCGACGCAGTAACCCACCGCCGCCACCCAACCCCCGACGAACAAGCCCGCATCAACGCCGCAGTACCGCACCTCCGGCAGCTCCCCATCCACTTCGACGACCGCGCAAACCTCACCATCGGAGACTTCGTCGCCACCACACGCCTACTCCACCGCCAACACGACCTCACCGCCGCATTCATCGACTACATCGGCCTCATCAACGCCTCCCCCGGCGACAGAAGAGCCCGCTGGGAGCTCATCGGCGAATACACGCGCTCCCTCAAAAACCTCGCCAAGGACCTCCAGATCTCCGTCTTCGCTATCGCCCAGCTCGGCCGCCAAGCCGAACAGTCCCTCGACGGAGAGCTCCGGCTCTCACACCTCCGCGAGTCCGGCAACATCGAGCAGGACGCCAACGTCGTCATGCTCATGTCCTGCCCTCACGAGAACGGGGTAACCGACTGGACCCGCCTCGACATCCACGTTGCCAAGAACAGGGAAGGTCGCACCGGGCACGTCCTCCTCGAACGTGAGGCCGACTACTCCAGGCTGAACCACCTCGGCTGGACGCCCACGGGCGCTTGACATCCCTGTCTCACCTCGTCTACACTCCAGTCATCAGCACAACCGAAAGGAACACACCCGTGCTCACCCCACGCCAAAAACTCCACCTCGCGGCCGCAGGCCCCAGCAGGTGGCTCTCCCTCATCGAAGACGACCACACCCAAACCAACCCCGCCGCAGCAGCCCAACTAATCTCAAGCGCAACATGCGACGGCATCAACCCAGCGACCCTGGAGAACGCATTCACCAGCCTCGCCAAACTCACGGCCGCCACCATCATCCTCTCCAACGCGATCGCCACCAACCAGACAATCTCCGCCCAGAAAGTGTTCATCGACGCCCGAGCCGTAGCGAAAGACCTCAACGCGCGCTCAACACTCCCCACCATCACAGGCGGTGACACCACACAAATCTCCACCGCCGCCTTCACCTTCAACACCCAGGCAGGCACAGAAGCACTAATCCGCCTCCTCATCGACAACATCCGCATCGCCAACCACATCACCAACTAAACACAAAACGAGTGACCCCAAGGATTCCACCCCAGGGGCCACTCACAGAAGAAACAAGAACAGGAACGAAGCTAATTTGTTCTTGCACAGAAAGGATACCACGCATGAGCGTCCTTAGCCTATGCTCAGGCTACGGCGGCCTAGAACTCGCCACCCAAGCCGCATTCGGCCCACAAAACATCGACGCCGTCTGCGACAACTACAAGCCCGCCCGCCAAGTCCTCACACGCCACCACCCCAACGCCGCCATCCACAACGACGTCAACGACCCCACACTCCTCGACTACAAGAGCGACGTCGTCACCTTCGGCTTCCCCTGCCAGGACCTATCCAGAGCAGGCAAGCAGGCCGGACTCAACGGCACTCGCAGCAGCCTCTTCTACACCTGCATGAACGTCGTCCGCGCCGTACAGCCCACCGAAGTCATCATCGAAAACGTCCCGCAGGCCGAGAAGTACGCCGACATCATCAACCAAGAACTCTGGGACGCCGGATACGCCGCCAGCTGGGCGCGAGCCAAAGCCCACGAAGCCGGACTCCCCCACCGCCGCGACCGCGCATTCATCTACGCCCACAAGCTCGGACGTCCAGAACGAACCACCACCACCCCGCCCGCCTACACCCCAACCATCCCCACCTTCCCAACGCCCACCGTCGTAGACATGGGCTGGGGCCGCACAGCACAGGAATGGGAAACCTGGCTCCAAGCCCAGAAAACCAAACACAACAACGGCAACGGACACGGACGAAGCCTCTACCAAATGTGCCACGAAGGAACCCTCCTCGTCATGGAACACCTCATGGGACTCCCCACCGGCTACATCACCAACCAGGACATCAGCGACGCAGCCAAACGACGCCTCCTCGGCAACGGAGTCGCCACACAACAAGGCCACCTCGGCATCTACCGCGCATGGAAACAGCACACAGAAAGGAACAACTGACGATCCACTACCTCTTCCACAAGCTCTACGCCCACATCCTCCACCGTCACATCAACATCAGTTACGAAGCCGCCCGACGTCTCATCGACACCGCCAACATGCGCGGCGCCAAAATCCACTGCACCACCACGGGAAGGATCTACCCCACGGCAGAGATTACACTGAACACCACAATCCTACGCGTCCGACGAACAAAGTACGCCATCGACCTCCTCGACCACAGCACATCCAACCCCAAAGAAGCCCTCCTCCAAGGCTGCGTCGACTTCACCCACATACTCGCCCACATCGACACCTACCTAGACCACCAAGAGGCCATCGCCAGGCAGTGGTGGCACATCAACTAGAACCCCAAGAAGACCCCTCGTAGCCCTACAGACACACTGCGAGGGGTCAAGTTCGCTTTCCAAACCTGCACGCATTCTCTTGTCGTA